ACCCCAGAGCGTAAAGAGTTCCTTAAGGAACTGGAAAAGCGCAATGCTAAGCCGGGTATGGCTAAAGGCGGCAAAACGATGGCGAAGAAACCAGCAAAAGCTAAGGCTAAGCCATTCGCGGCAACTAAGTTCGGTGCTGCAATGGTTAAGAAGTCAGCAGACACTAAGGGCCGTGCAATGGTCAAGAAGTGCAGCGGTGGCTCAATGAAGAAGTACGCTTCGGGCGGTTCGGTTTCCTCTGCTTCCAAGCGCGCCGACGGCTGCGCTACCAAGGGCAAAACCAAGGGCACAATGTTGGCTCGTGGCGGTTCGGCCTTGATGCGTAGCCGTGACAGCTACGGCGGTGCTAACTTCAAAAAAGGCGGTAAGTGCTAATGCGCGCTTGTCGGGGTATGGGGGCTATAAACCCTTCTAAAATGCCGGGGGCGAAAACCATTCGTCGTAAGGATAACCCCGACGACGTGACCATGTACGCTAAGGGCGGTAAGCTCGATATTTCGAAGGCCATTAAGAAGCCGGGTGCACTGCGCTCGGCTCTTGGTGCCAAGAAGGGCAAGCCAATTCCAGCCGCTAAACTTGCTAAGGCCGCTAAGGCTCCGGGTAAACTAGGTCAACGTGCGCGGTTCGCGCAGCTGCTGAAGGGCTTTAAGAAGAAGTAATGGCACGGTCGGACGAACCTAAGTGGAAGCGTATCGTTGCCAGCGTAAAGGCTGGCACGAAGGGTGGAAACGCAGGTCAATGGTCCGCACGTAAAGCCCAGCTTGCTACGCAACGGTATAAGAAGTCTGGTGGCGGTTATAGTGGCCCGAAGACAGAAGCTCAGAAATCTCTATCCAAATGGACCAAAGAGGACTGGGGCACTAAGTCAGGCAAGCCATCTACTCAAGGGTCAAAAGCCACGGGCGAACGCTACTTGCCTAAGAAAGCACGTGAGGCTTTGAGTTCGCAGGAATACTCTGCTACAAGCAAGGCGAAACGCGCAGGCATTAAGGCGGGCAAGCAGTTCGTTAAGCAGCCGAAGGCCATAGCAAAGAAGGCAGCGAAGTACCGATGACCACCTCTGGCACCAGCACATTTAACCTCAACCTCAACGACTTAGTCGAAGAGGCTTTCGAGCGTTGCGGTGCAGAACTTCGCACGGGCTACGATTTGCGTACAGCGCGCCGTAGCTTGAACCTGCTCACTATTGAGTGGGCAAACCGTGGCATTAACCTGTGGACTATTGAGCAGGGCTCGATACCGTTAGTGCAAGGGCAGATTGTTTATGACCTACCTGTAGACACCATAGACCTACTTGAGCATGTCGTGCGCACTCAGACCGGAGAGCAGCAGACCGATATTACGATTAATCGTATCAGTATCGACACATATTCAACAATCCCGAACAAGAATGCGCAGGGTCGGCCTATCCAAGTGTGGATTAACCGCCAGTCAGGTGCAGACTATCCGGCTACTGGTGTAAAAGAGCCGCAGATTAACGTGTGGCCCGCCCCCGACCAGAGCAATTACTATACCTTTGTTTACTGGCGCTTGCGCCGCTTACAGGATGCTGGCGATGGCGTTACTACGCAAGATATACCGTTTAGGTTCCTCCCTTGTCTGGTGGCTGGTCTCGCGTATCACCTATCCTTAAAAGTCCCCGGTGCGCTTGAGCGGTCTGTGGGTCTGAAGATGCAGTACGAAGAACTCTGGCAGCAGGCTGCTGATGAGGACCGCGAGAAAGCGCCTTTGCGCATCGCACCTCGTCAGTATTTCCGGTGACCCATGCCTAATCGGTTTGCATCCGGTAAATGGGCAATCGCCCAGTGCGACCGCTGCAACTTCCGCTATAAGCTTAAGGAGCTCAAGCGGCTTGTCATTAAGACCAAGAACATCAACATTCTCGTGTGCCCCACGTGCTGGGAACCAGACCAGCCGCAGCTTCAGTTGGGTATGTACCCCGTGGATGACCCGCAAGCATTGCGTGACCCACGCCCAGACAACAGCTACTACCAAGCGGGCCTCAACCCGAACAACAACCCGAGTGATGGTAGTCGTATAATTCAGTGGGGGTGGAACCCTGTTGGATTAGATAATCCTTTGGGTTTATTTGGTCTTCCAAATACGCTATTAGGCAATGGTCAAGTAGGGACCGTAACGATTGAGACGGAGAATTAGTGATGGATAAGAAAGATTTAAAGCAGGACAAGGCTACCGCAGCGAAGGCCGTGCACAAGCACGAACGCGCAATGCACAAGGGTAAGCCTCTGACCAAGATGGCCAAGGGCGGCAAGACCAACGCACAGATGGGTGCAATGGGCCGTAACCTAGCCAAAATCGCCAACCAGAAGAAATCTTCGCGGGGTAAATAATATGGATTACAAGCCAAAAACGGTGCCGATTGTGAAGAACAATAGCGGCTACCCAAACAACGTAGCTAACACCCAGACCGTGAAAACTCGCGGAACCGGTGCGGCGACTAAGGGCACGCATAGCAGCAAGAAACTGGCCTAATGAACTACGCACAACTGTTCGAGACAATCAAAGGGTACGTCGAAAACGACTTCCCCAACACCTCGTGGACCGGCTCTGACGGCTCCAGCACGGTGACTTTGACGTCTACCGAACAGATTAACACGTTCATCGAACAGGCTGAGCAGCGCATCTTTAACACGGTGCAGCTGCTTGACTTGCGTAAGAACGTGACGGGTAACATGACGTCAGGCAACAAGTACCTTTCGGTACCTTCAGACTGGCTGGCTAACTTCTCCATGGCTGTCATCGACGCCACTGGACGCTACGAATACCTGCTTAACAAGGACGTCAGCTTTATACGGCAGTCGTTCCCAAACCCAAGTACGACCGGCATACCCACACACTACGCCTACTTTGACGAGAACTCGTACATTCTGGGGCCGACGCCGGACGCTAACTATGCAGTCGAACTGCACTACTTCTACTACCCAGAGTCCATCGTAACTGCTGGCACAAGCTGGTTGGGTGATAACTTCGACAGCGTGCTGCTCTACGGTGCGCTTATCGAAGCGTATATCTTTATGAAGGGCGAGCAGGACGTAAACGCCGAGTATCAGAAGCGGTACAACGAAGCGATGGCAATGCTCAAGCAGCTTGGCGAAGGCAAGAACCGTCAGGATATGTACCGGACGCCGCAAGCCCGGTATCCGGTCGCGTAGGAGATATAGATGTTCGACCCCGTTTCAGGCACTATTGGCAACGTCATGGTTATGGCTACCCAAGGTCGTGGCTCCACGCCGGAGGAAGTTGCCGAGCGTGCGTTGGATAAGATTATCTATGTCGGCAGCAACGCGCATCCTGCTATTCGGGACCAAGCTGAAGCCTTCAAAGACAGTATCCGTGGAGTGCTCGTGCATTATATGCACGAAGCTGTGCGGTCGCATAACGTAACTCTGGTGAACAAATTTAAACAGGCGGGGTATCCAGAGCTTACCTCGATACTCGATACATAAGGAGGCCTTAAGATGCCAATTACCCAAGCAATGTCCACATCGTTTAAGGCCGAGCTTATGCTGGCTGTGCACGATTTCCGCGTAGGCGGTGATACTTTTAAGTTGGCGATGTATACTTCGTCGGCTACGATTGACGCCAACACCACCGCATACACTGCGTCTAACGAAGTAACAGGTACAAACTACACCGCTGGCGGTGGTACACTGACTAACCTTGGTGTTGTTACGTCGAACAATAACGCGTCTTCGGGTACGGGCTTCACAGACTTCTCCGACTTGACCTTTGCAAACTCGTCCATCACGGCACGTGGCGCGCTCATCTATAACACGACGCCTTCGGCTAACTCGAACGCGAACACTACGCTGACGAACGCTGCAGTAGCTTCTTTGGATTTTGGTTCGGATAAGACTTCGACAGACGGTGACTTCACCATCATCTTCCCGACAGCTACTAATACGACTGCAATCATCCGCATCGTATAAGGAAAACCAATGCCTTTAAATGTTGCTGACCGCGTACGCGATACTACCACTACCACTGGTACAGGTACGATAACGCTCAGTGGTACTCCACCTACGGGGTACCAGAGCTTTAGTGCGGTCGGCAACGGCAATACCACATATTACACCATCAATGCTGGTGCACAGTGGGAAGTCGGCATCGGTACATACTCAGGTGCTGGCCCTACGCTGTCCCGCGATACGGTGCTATCTTCGAGTAACAGCGGTTCGCTCGTTAACTTCTCCGCAGGCACCAAGGACGTGTTCTGCGACTACCCCGCCAGCAAGTCTATCTCGGACGGCTTCGGCCTTCTCCCCCCTGCTAACGGTGGCACCGGTCTCTCCAGCCCCGGCACGGTAGGTAACGTCCTAACTAGT